CACATAGTAGACTCCACCAATCTCCTCGAGCGTGCCGGAGAAACTGATACTCATGCCAAAAAGCTCCGGCATTGTCTCAGCCATCTCGATAATGAGAGGAGTCTCGCCATGGGCCTTAAGTAGCTGGAGATCAGCGCGTAGCTGAATGCCTTCAATGGCAAAGTTTCGCATCACTCCGATGGTGTTTTCGATGCCGTCATCGTGGTCGAGCATGACCTTGACTCCGTTGGCTTTCATCATCGCGTGCTCCTTGATCGTCGCCAGACTCATCGCGTCAATCATCACTCCGTGACCGAGCGCGTCGCCTTCGGTGATGACTGATACGCCCATGATCAGAGCCTGATCTGGATAGACTTTACCGAGTTGATGGATGGATAGCTTGTATGGTTTTGCGCTCATATTTTTGGTCTTGTTGATGCGGATTGTCTCCTTCAGAAACCAGTCTCGAGCTGGCTGTGGATCAAGTGGATTGATGCCCCAAAGCAGATGCGCCACAGCACCGGCACCCGGGTAGTCAGGATCATTGGCGTTGTGATTCTGCGGAGCGTCAAGATCGCTGGCATGCCTTAGCTGCCAAGCATTTGCGCGGAGAATTTTGTCGTCGGTGATCGTGCCTTTAGCCATTAGCCGAGCGTCGGCCAGCGTCTGATCTGTGAGCCCGGCACCGCCTTTGCCAGCTCGGTAATACTCGAGACCGAGAGTGGCTGCGTCGCTCATGTATTTTGGAGGAATCGCCATTACGGTAGAGGCTGATCGGTCGTCGGTAACTCCGATCCGAATCGGCCACCAGGGACATTGCCGACGCTGGTGCGCTGCGTGAAGAGTGAGAGACAAGTATCGAATGGGACAGCGGTGCGATCGCTAAGCTCTTGAGCGCGAGCGATGATGTCGGCCAGCTCGTCGGTCCTTTGTGTCTGATGTTGCTCGAATGTCATGCCGCCAGACCGCTCGAGATACGACGATAAATTCTCTGCGCCGATCTTGTAATTCTCTCTCCACTGCTGATCCTCGCGTCCGTGGTCGATGGAGAATTTTGCTGGCATGGTAAATCCCCACTTGAGGAATCCGCCCTTGTCAGGTCCGGTGTAAGGCGGGATCAGGCCGAGCTTGATGGCCTTGCTGATCGCGTAGCCGACCTTGCGCTTGGCCCGTGGCTTGAGCAGTTCCTGCCGATCCTCGATCAGGTTGCGAGCGTTCTCAATCGTGCTCCTTTCCTGCGTGCCGTTCATCCCATCTGGCTTCCAGCACAGGCTGTACGGCCAGACTGGACCAAGTGCTTTGCGTGCGATCCGATCTTGAAAAGAATCCCAGACATCGCCGGGACGATTGCTCTGGAAAGACTCGAGCTTGCTACCTGTGCCAGCCTTGAAATAGCGGACCATGCCTCCCATCATCGTCTCGGTGGAAGTCTCTCTGATCTCGTTGTTTACCCCACCGAGAGTGAAGCCAGGATCGCTTGTGTCAGCACTGCCAGTCTCGTTCTGTTCGATGATGCCAATGCTCGATGCAATGAGCTGTGCAAGTTGCTCCCAGTACTGACTCTGGTCAGCGTCGCGCCAGTCATTCAGCGCATGAGAAAAGATCGGGAATCCTCTGAGTTGGTCAGCGTAAAGCGGATCAAAATTAAACACGACATCACGAGCGGAAACATCGCGATCGTCGAGCTCGGTCTCGCCGAGGACACGATAAGCGACTGTCCTGCCGTACTCGTTTGTGATGCATCCCATGCTGATGTTCATCCCTTTGTACGGACCACTCTGCACCTTGTTATTGTAATTTCCGCGATCGCCAATTCTGTCAGCGGCGATGGTCTGGATTTGCGGATATCCGTCTTGCGTCTCGGTCAGGATCTCGGCCTCGTCGCCGTCTCTGTCGATGTTGATCGAGCTCAGATAAATCATGGTCCGAAAGTCGTAGACCTCTCCTCGCACATTGCACGTCGGGAACCACTCCTCCTCCAGCCAGCGCGATGCCTCCACGCCCCATGCACGATCCGCACCGAGAAAGACAGGATTCCACGCACAGCCGACGGCGTGCATAGCCTTCTGCGATAGAGCACCTTGGATGATGCCGTTGTTGGCGAAGAGCCTGCGCGATACGCTTAAGATCACGCGCCAGTCGGTCATCGGCACCGCCTCTTTGATCGACTCGACGCGAGTCCGCATCGCTGGTCGTGCTGACGAGTTTTGCTCTGCTCCGTTGATCAGCCGAGTGGTGATCGGGTTGCCATAGATGTCGATGATTGGAGATGCAGACATATTAAAAAGCGGAGACTCCGGTGTTGAAAACTGCGTAGGTCCGGCGTGTGCGAGCAGTGGTCAGATACGCTGAGAGTTGACCTGTCTCGTTGAGCGCGTAGGTCAGCCTGTACGCTTGATCCGCAGCCGCGATGATGGTCGAGACATCTAGTCCAGGCGCGAACGAGTAGGTGAATGACTGACCATTGACGCTGGACGAAATCATCTGCCGACCGTTGCTTGTGATCAACTTATCCCACTGGCCCATCGCTAGTTGCTCGAGCGCGGCCAGTCCGTTGTGTGAGCCCCAGCGGACTAGGCTGGGAATGAGTTCGTCGATGTTGGCTGGCATGTCTTTGTCGTGCTGTCAACGCAGGTTGACAGTCACTCGGCAGTCTCGATCGACTGACCGACGAGCCCCTTGATAAGCGCGAGCACAAGCGTCATGGCCTCGCAATCGACAGCGTGGTTGTGCCTGCGCGTCTTGACATATCGCTGAGCGATGGCCTTGGTCGTGGCGTTGACCACATCCCTTTTGACCTCGGATCGGATCTGTTGCGAGTATCGCTCAGCCTCCTTTTGCGCGAGGTCGTCGATGTCGTCCGGCGCGTCGAAGGCTGCGCCTCGTCTGGCTAAGAGGTTGAACAGAATGTCTTTGACCTTCTCGTTGCTCCAGCGCAAGTACCTGACGATCTTGCCATTAGGACTCATGGCTTTTTTGATTGGAGAGAAGAATTTTTTGATAGGCTGACCGCCGCGGCGCAGATGCTCGTAGCCATCGACCGAGTCACCGAAGAAGGCGATCCAGCCGAAGCGAGCGCAGTCAGCATAGACCTCGGTCGGCATGTGACCGGCATCCTCGACCGTGAAATCGTCGATTACCTTGTACCGAGTCTGCACATCGCGCACCGCCTCGATGGTCAGCGACTTGTTGAAATAGAGCAACTTGCTCGAGCCGTCGTGCCGGTATGCTCTGACCGCGACCCAGAAGTGATCGCGCTGACGATCGATCGCGCAGAACCTGTGCGCCTCGTTATCGATCAACTCACCTGCCATGTAATCGCCTATCGTGTAGCCACTGCCACCGAGCACGATGTCGGGAGCGTCGTCGGCCTCTTTCCAGAACTCGGCCAGTCGTTTCGTGACGAAGATCCTGAGTGGCTCGATGTCTCCGGTCCGCATCGCTGCCTGTGCTCTGACCCAGCCCAGCGCAAGATCGCCCCATCGCTCGTGACTCATCGCCATCGCTGGCGCATGCCAGCCGTGATGACCCTTGAGCGCACCGGGATTGGTCACGATGTAAGTGCTTGTCGATGAGAGTTGTCGTCGGATGTCTGGTCGATCAGCAAACTCGGTCATGCACTCAGGACAGCGGTATCGTGCCGACTCGCTGACTGCTCGCTCATCGATCTCCCCATCGGCATTGTCGTAAAGCAAATGCTTCCAACTCCATTGGCTAACTGCCTGACAATCAGGACAGACCATCGCCAGCTCGCGGCGATCCGTCCGCATCCACGCCTCGTGCAACTCAGTCGATCGTCGCTCGTTGCCAAGGATGATGTGCTCGCTCCCACCTTGACTGACGATGACGACTCGGCTGTTCCAGCGGTTGTGTGTCCGCGCTCTGGCCTCCTCGATTAGACCGTGCTTGATCAGCCAAGCCTCGTCGAGAAACACATAGCGGACGCTCTTGCGCTGGAAGTTATTCTTGTTCGCTCCTCCGCAATAAAGCGACATGTGCGGGAAGATGATCGCATCCTTTCTGGCGGCGTGCCGGTTGATGGTCGAGAGCATCGGATCAAGTGGCAGACAGGCTTTGAGGATCGGCATCAGTCGATCCTCCATGTGCTCGCGTGCATCAGGATCGGTCTGCATTGCCAGCAGGATACTGCCGGGATTCTCGGCGATCGCATGCGGAATGCAGACATCAAACACCGTCGTCTTGCCTGCGCCAGTCGGCATGATCAGCACCTGTTCTCTCACTCGATTGTCGCCGAAATATTGCAGTGGCTCGAGCAGCCAAGGTGATGCCATCGGATCGAATTTGCGAGCGCGAGCTGATCCTGGGATGGTGACATGATCGCTGGCCCAGTCGCTGACCGAGCGAGTGTCCTGCGGAGTCCAAGCGGAGCACCATGCCTGTAGCGTGCTGGTCATTTGTAGAGCTTGCTCATGTCGTCGCTGAGCGTCGTGCAAAGCGTTGTCATCCAGTCGGTGAC